CTTTTTAACTTCTTCTTTTATTTCCTCTTTAGGAACGGGAGGTTTATCTAAATTAACTTTATAAACTCCATCTTCTTGTAATCCATATTCAGGGGCTACCTTACCTTCATCAACTGCTTTTTGTAAAACTGCAGCTTCTTTTTTAGCAGGTGTTACTGTTTCAGGATTAATTTCACCTATATCTTTAACTTCTATAGATGAATCTTGTGTTTTTTCTTTTGCCATAATTGTATATAATAAAATAATTGTTTAAATATTAAGACGCTTCAAAACGTCCTGTGTCAAAGCCACCTAAAGTATCATTACCTTTAGATTCAAAATCCTTTGTAGGATTATCTGTATTTGGAGCGCCACTTAATCGACCAGATGTTTTAAGTTTTACATCTTCTCTTATAAGCTCACGTTGTAACATTGACTGATTACTTCTATTTGCTAACTCCATTTGTGATTTTAGTTCAAGTTCCTTAAGTTGAACATTTAAATTAAATTCATATTGCATAAGTTCTTTTTTAGCTCTTGTTTCAATTTCCATTTTTCTAATAGACATTTCATTTTCAGCTGTAGATAATTGAATTTTAGAATCTGTTTTTACTTGTTCAGATTGTGCTTTTGCTTCTTCAATTTGTATTTGTGCTTGTCCTTGTGCTTCTGCTTGTGCTCGTGATGCAGCTTGAGCTTGCACTTGATCTGTAGCTTGTTTTTGAAGTCTTCTAAATTTTAATAATTGATTAGCTAATTTTAAATTTTTTACTTCTCTAATATCAATAGCATCTTCTAAATGGATACTATCTTTTGACAATGCAACTTGTATATTATTTTCTAATAATTGTTTTTCATTTTCATCAGGCTCTAATTCTAAGAATATACCAAAGTTATGTAAATTAAGATTATTTAATTCTTCTAAAGAACCCACAGAAAATTGGCCTATAGAATCTATAAACATATCTTTAGTAGGATGATATTCTAATACATCTTTAAATCTTAATGAAATAGCCTCAGCTAAGCAAGTGGTAATAAACATGCTAGAATGCAGTATATGTCTTGTTGCAACATTACTATTTGCTGCTGCTAATTTTTGTACACCTACAAGAGAATATTGATCTGGATCTGCAGCATCTCTTGCTTCATTTAAACCAGTTGTATCTCTTATCATTTGTATATATTGATTATAAGCACCAATTAATACTTGTATTTGATTACCACCACCACCTGGTAATTCTTGAATAGGTATAGCTCCATTATTTCTTTCCCCTTCCATGGTTAAAGATCTACCAATTATAGATCCTGTTTGAAAGTACATATTTAAAGCTTCTTGTGGATTATAATTTGTACCATTACCTAAATCAATTTCAGCAAGACCATCAGCATCAACATATACACCAGAAGGTGTCATTCTCTGTATAGCTTGTTGTAATTTTAAATGTGTTAGCTGTATTAAATCAGCATATGGTGTCATTTTTGAAACTAAAGAAGTAATATTACCTTTATACATTCTAGGAGCACTAACAACATAATTCATCATTACTTTATTTATATTGCTAGTAGGTCTTATCATATTTGTAGCTTTTTGCCACTTTAAAAGATGATCAGATCCTAATACTAATACACCTTCATAAACAACTTCTCTTGTTTGCTTTACTTTTTCAAATCTAGTTCGTTTATCTTTAGGTGGATTAAATGTGTCATCTTTTGGAATAGCTTTACTACCGCCAGTAGGTACTTCCTTTATTTTGTAAACATCATTTTCCCATGTTTTCCAATTAAAGTAAAGCACATTTAATGTATTTTTAGCAGCTAACTCACTTTGATTATAAAAATTATGATTGGGATCATTGTAATCATTAAATCTTGAACTTTGACTAACAAGAGTTTCAATTTCTTCATTAGGTAATCCTGGAAATTCTTTTTTAAGTTCATTAACTTTTATGCATTTAACTTCTCCAAAATAATAACAATCTTCAAAATTAGGATCATCAGTATATGAATAAACTAAATTAGCTGGATCAACATATTTAACTACTACACCATCTGTATTATTGAAAGTGTGCTTAGCAGCACCAATTCCTAATACAGTTAAATCATAATCAATACGTTTTTTAGTTTCATTATATTTATTTGCTTTAAAAATATTATTAATAGCTTCTTCTTCAGCTATTTCAATACCTTGCTTATAATTAAGCTGCATATATAATTCTAATTCTTCTGTATTTGCAGGTAAATCATTTACGGCAAAATTTCTAGCAGATACACCTAATTTTTGTTCTATATTTAATAATAGATTAGCTGTATTTAAATCTTGTTGTACATCATTAACAAATTTAGTTCTTTTACCTGTTGAAATATCATCTTGACCAACTGCTTTAATATGAAATAATCTATCTTGCATTCCATTTACAACTAAATCTACAAATTTAGGTACAATTGGAACTGGTTTCCAATCTAAATTAAGATAAGATAAGTCACCATTAATTGCAAACTCATCTTTGTATTTTCTAATTGATTGTTCTCCACGAGCATATAATCTTAGCCTATGAGCTTCTTGTCTAGAATTATAGAATTTCCCTATGCCATTATTATCCTTATTGAACCACTCTTGTTCAATAGCTCTTCCTACAGATAATCCATACTTTTTAGTTTGTTTTTCTGCATCGGAAACTGCTTGACTTGGAAATTGTGTTAAAACTTTTCCTTTTAATTTTGCCATACTTATTTTATTAACTCGCTTTGATACCCTTCATTTTTGTATCGTGAAAATTCAAAATCTAATTTTTTAACTGTTCTATCTGAGCTTGGTTTATATAAATGTTTTCTACAAGCCATTATGGCTAAACCACTACTTATAGATGCATCAAAAGATGTTCTGCGTGAAATATCAAATCTTGCCCAGTCTTCTAATGTTCTTTGAAAATACATATTACCATATGAATCGTCATTTCGTCCAATATATTCTTCAATGTACGATTCAATAGCAGATGCATGTGCTTGTTTAATATCTTCAGAACTATTAGGTATACCACCTAATTCTAATTCAGTTTTAGATAAAGCACCTTTTAATTTATCAGGTCTATTCATAGAAAAACCCCTATACCCTCTTCTTTTTAAATGATATAATAATCTTGGTTTATTGTTTTCAATCAATATAGGCATACTATAAAATATGCATGCCATTAAAACATCTTCAAAAAATATTTCAGCTGTTTGAGGTCTTGCTACGTACTCTAAAAAGAATTTTGTATTAGGTACGTCACTAGTCATTGTAAAAGTGGTTAATCCATGTAAAGATCCATTTGATCCTCCACCCCCAACTGTTCCTGATATATCATAAGGATCGCACCCAAAAGCACCCAATCCATCATTACCAGGATATTTTATACCATTTTTTTCAATAACATTATTTTGTAATTGGTCTGGTGGTATCCACGATATTTTAAATCTACCATTTTGTGTTGGTGTCCATATTACTTTAGTATCTTTTATACCATTTTGCCATGAAAAAGCACCTCTTACTACATGACCTTTAAATTCCATTTCTTCATTATAATCTATTTGTTCATAAATTTTAGTTAAATTAAATAAAGAATTTAAAGTTTCATCTCTAAATGCATGCTTTTCTGATCTTGGAAATTGTCTATAATATTCATTTAAAGCATCGCTGTCTTTTTTTAGCCCCTCAACTTCATTTTCCCAGTGTTCAAGGACTCCCGTATATATGAGTTCGCCATCAATTCCTTCAACCGGTTCTGATGGAGTATCGAAGACAGGGTATCCATACTTATCAATAAATCCTTCGAAACCCCATTCCATAGGTATGAACAAAGAGTATAATCCACTTGTAGTCTGGCCATTGCGATTTCTATTTGTAACATCTGAATTATAATATAATTTTTTAAATTTATCACCACCTTTGTCTAACGCATTAGAAGTGGATCCCATCATACATTTGCCAACTACTTTCGCCCCGAGGCGGAGGCACGTTTTTGTAACCCTCCAGTTATTGAGGATGTTGTCCGGCCTCTCCCATTTACCCGATTCGTCGTGGATGAGGAGTTGTAATTTCTCCCCGTCGTATGAATTGTCCCCCGTGTTCTTCCAGTCAATTGTGGTGTCCAATCCGTCCTGTATCTCAGAGGAGGCGGGGCTGGTGGCTCGTATCGTATTCCTCGTGAGCCTTCTTGATGGTACTTTGTACGAGAGTTCCGTCTTTGGGCGTTCCATACCATCCTGTATTGGTTTAAAAAAGAACGGGTAATTAGTTGAGATTGGGACCACCTTATCCGTGAACATCTTCTTAGCGTCTGCTCCACTCTTAGATAAGATCCCAAACCTAGAGTCTTTTGAAGTTGTAGCCTGATGAACACATTCTGATGACGCCATAAAGGAGAAACCAGACCGTCTATTCTTAAGGTAGCACATCCCATAGCATCTGCTATCAGCCTTGCATGCTTCCCAAAAGTAGAAAAATATCCTGTTTGCATGTCGAAAGTCTGGGGAGCCCACATCGATTTTAGTCCAGTTGAGATAAATATAGTGCGATCCTGTAAGGTAGCACGGGGTACCGTTGCACATGAACCAATAACCATCATTACGATAATTAAACTCATTATCGATGTAACTATAATATTGGTCTTTAATATCTTCAGTATAGCTTTGAAAATCATATAATGTTTTTATTCTTGTTAATGATTGTGGTCTTTCCCTTCTTATAAATACTTGTTTTTCTTTTTTTAAATCTTTACCGTGTATTTTTTTAGGGGTTTGAGGTATACCTACCTTAAGACCTTGTATTTCATATATATCACCTAATGTACCATCCTTACTAATAATAACACAATCTAAATCACTATTATATCCATATTTAAATTTTTTATTTTTATTTAAATTTTTGGTATATTTTTTATCTAAATGATCTGTATGTATTTTATATAAAGTTTGTTTATACATTATTTAATTCTATTTTCAACACCCAAAAAAGCTTTTGATTTTTTGTTATCTTTTTTCTTATCAGATATTTCTTCAATTTTATCTATAATTTTTAAAGAATCTTCAATTGCAACCCATTTAGCTTGTGCTGCAGTTTTAGCTTTTTCAGGATCAAGTTCATTAAGATCTATATTTTGTCTGATTACTTTTTCAAGTTCTAATAAAGCTTTTTCAGCAGCTAATATAACCTTGTCTCTCTTTTGTTCCATATTTTATTGTTATGTGATGTGAAAAAATACGATATAATTTTTCTCCTTCAATATTAAACTCATATTCTGAATCAGGTGTAAAGCCCACCACGTCTCCAATAGACACTCCTAATTGGTTTAATTTACTATTACTATATGTAAGTATACCTAAAAGATTTTCGTCTGTTTTAAGAGCCCATTTATTTTTTTTATATAAAGGTTTTACAAAACAAAAATTAGGTAAACTTTTCCATTTATTATTTCTTTTATAAGCAAATATTTGATCCTCAGAAACTAAATATTCATTTTCATTTAAAAAGCTTGAAGAATTTTTTTGAATTCCTTCTACATCAATCCATCTTCTAAAAACATTATGATGCACAATAACTTCATCGTTTTCTTTTAGTTCTGAATTATTATATAATGGTAACTTTACTATTTTACCTATACGATTAACAAACATATAATCTCTTTCAGTAACTTCTGTATTAACGACTAATTCCTTACCCTCAACATCAATAATGTTGTTGTAGCGATTTTCAGTAGATATAATATATTCAAATAAAGATTGCATTAATAATCTAAGTTATATTCAACAGATACAGCCATATTACCATTAAAGTGTTTCCACGGTAATACTTCTTTATTTTTTGTAATATAAATTTTATAGGCACCTTCTTCTTCTAAAATGTCACAAATTGTATGTCCTCCATAAACTTCTTGGCCTACAGAGTAATGCATTGCTTCATTTTTATAATCAGTGCCAATACTAATTTTTCTAATTAATTTTGCCATTTAATTTTATTTAATATGTCCAAAGAGTTATAGGTGGAGCATCCGGGTAACCGATACCCACATGAACAAAATTATTTTTTCTACTAACTCCTATTCTTGTAAAGCCGACGTCCATAGCAGCTTTAACTAATTTAAATGTTGTTTCACCACCAATACTTGCAATATCAACAGCAGCACCGTAAGCATGTTCACCTGGTGCTTTTTTCTTTGCTTCTATTGGATGATCCGGACTTCTATAACTAGATGTAATTTTTATAGGTGATCCATAAGCTTCTCGTAAATCATCTAGCATTTTAAGAAGCTTTTTATCCATCATTTTATACTGATTAAATTCAGATTCATTAAAGTATTTTAAAGGCATTTTATTTATTATTTAATTTGTTTTTTATACCTATTATGGTATATATTATAGTTAATAATAATACTACTGTTTGTAGCAGCGGATTTATATCTGGCATTATAGAAAAGGTGAAGCCTCCTAAACTTATACCATAAATTCTTAAGTCTTGCATTTTATTTGTGCATTTTGTTTCCAAAGACTTTCTCAACACCTCGTGATCCGAAATAGCCTCCGATTACTATTGTTAATAAACCGGTTATTGAATCAAGTGGATAACCTAAGTACCACCCAATTACATAGCTTACTGTTAAAAATATTAATGTTAATGGACGAACATTAGCCGCAAGCCACGCTCCTGAGCTGGCATCTGCAACCCATCTTTCTGTTGTTCCATCTATTTCAGCTCTTTCAAGTTTTAGTTTTTCTAATGCAATTTCTTTATCGCCATCAGACATTTCACTGCTACCTATTATAGCTTCTATAATACTGCCAGCTGGTGTACCACTAGCTATTGATCCAACTACAGTTGGAATTTTATTTAATAAAAATTTTCCAACTACAGTATCTTTAAATTTTTTTTTCATATTATTCAAATAAAGCAGGGCCTACATAATCCCATTCTTGATTTTCTTCATTCCAATTATACCTATTATTTACATCAGGAAATTCTATAGGAGCTTCCCATTGGCATGTATTTTCATTTAAAACCCACGAATCATGAGGTTTGGGTGGTATAAAAGCATCTCGTGTAATATCATATGTATAACCAACTCCAGCATAATTTTTTCTAAAGTTATTATTATAAGAAGTTTGTACCCATGTAGCAGAACCAAATAATGAATCTAAAAATTCTTTACCTTTTGATTCATCTTCTGTACCATCTTCTTTTTTAATAACTTCATTGTTTACTACATGTACTATTTCAACAATATTATTTGAATTAATTTTTGCAAAATGTGCCATATTAAGCTGTATAACTACCGCTACCGGTATATTTTAAAATTGTAAACCCACTTACACTTGAAGTATCTACAGTAGGGCTACCGGTGGTTGTACCTGAATAGTTTGCATCTGGTATTTTTAAAACAACAACACCTGATGCTCCGGATGCTCCAACACCTGGATTATTCCAGTTGTTTCTACCACCACCCCCACTACCGGTATTAACTGTACCAGCAGTTGGTTGACTCATTTGTCCACCTGAATTTCCGCCTACACTAGAACCTCCAGATGCTACACCTGCAGTATAATAACCGCCACCACCGCCACCACCTGCATAATAAAGCGCTGTTCCTGTAATACTACTTTGGGTACCAACACCCCCAGCACCACCTGTACTATAAGTGCCACTACCACCATTGCCACCGTTTCCTCCGTCACCACCACCACCGCCGGAATTTACTACACCTGTTCCTGTACCTCCGCTTCCGCCAGCAGATAATCCTGTAGCAGAGCCACCACCAAAATTTGCATGACCACCTCCACCACAGCCTCCGTTTCCACCAGCAGGTCCTTGATTTCCTGTTGCAGCGCCACCACCACCATCCACAGTATAATTACCGCCACTTCCATCAATATTTGTAATAACAGTATCTCCTCCATTTGATGTTAATCCATTTGTATAACTATTTGGACCTCCAGCACTACCAGCACCTATTGTTATTCCTAATACTGTTCCTACTGCTATTGTACCGCTTGTTGCTTCATACGCTGCGCCAGCGCCACCGCCACCACCACCTCCAGCATTTGTAGCACCACCACCACCTCCAGCACCACCTGCTACCATAAGAAAATTAAATGTATATCCTGAGGGAGCGTAAGATCTTGGAGCTAAAATTTTTCTTCTTAACATGTTTAAGGAGTATTATCACTTACATATGTTGCTATACTATACATAAATACTGGATCTGTAGAAGAATCATCTACGCATTCTATTTGTAAAATATTGTAACCTGTATTGTCATAATCTACTCCACCAATTTTATTAAAAGTATTTGTACTACTTCCTTGTGCAGCTAATGTAATTGATTGAGCTTTTAAAGGATATATAGTCATTATTTGACCTTTTACATATCCAGTTAAACTAATAGTATATGCTCCAGTTAAATCACCACTTAATTTAAATACAGAACCATTAGCACAATTAAAAGATACTGTGCCAGTTAATGTTGATATTGCCACACTTGCTGTATACCTATTTGATAAAACGTTATGTGTTACTTTTGTTAATGCCATTTTTTATTTTTTAAGAAAATGATATATTTCCTGTTCCTGCTGTAAATACAGATATTTTAGATCCACTTTCTGTAAAAGGAGATCCTGATGATTGTGTTAATCCTGCTCCTGCTGTTAATGTAAAGCTTGAAGGGTATCTTAATATTACAACACCTGAGCCTCCTGCTTTTGAACCAGTACTAACATTAGCTCCAGCACCACCTGCAGCACCTCCTGTGTTTACGGTTCCTGCTGCTGCTGCAAATGTTATTGATGATGGACCACCACCACCATTACCGCCGCCGCCTGTACCACCATCACCACCTCTATTTGAAGGAATGGTTTGACCGTAATCCATAAATCCACCACCGCCACCGCCGGCAAAAAATACTGAACCGCCATTTACTTCACCAACAGATGCTGTTCCTGCATTTGTAGTATTTAATATATTTACAGCTAAGCCTACACCACCGGCCCCACCATATGCATTACCACCTATTGTTGTACCTGCACTACCGACTGCACCAGCACCGCCACCTCCACCGCCACCTTCATCATTTCCTCCGGGAGCAGTATAAACTCCACCCGCATATCCTTGATTAGCAGTTCCTGAACCGGGTGCATGTTTAGTGCTTGACACGGAACCACCTCCACTACCAGAACCACCATTATTACCGCCTGTTGAACTACCCGAGGGCCCACCTCCACCACCAGTAGAGGTTATTGTACTAAATACAGAATTAGAACCATTACCGCCAGCAGCAGCATTACTAGCTGCAGCAGCACCCCCACCTCCAACGGTTACTGTATAATTTGTACTTAAATCAAGAGTTAAATTAGTTTCAGCACTAGCACCACCACCAGATGTTGATCCAAAAGCAGTTCTTAAACCTCCTGCTCCGCCACCACCTGTACCTCTATTTACACTAGCACCGCCACCACCTGCAACGACTAAATATTCGCAGTCTACAGTTTCAAAATCTATTAAACCTGGATATTTTACTTTAGTTTGTGCCATCTTCTACCCAAATTTGATTTTCTTCGTCCCATGTGTATAATTTACCATCAGATGGCATTTCCACAGGGGCTACCCATAAGCATGTATTTGAATCTAGTGTCCAACTAGGGAATGGCTTAGGTGGAATAAAAGCATCTCTACCAAAATCATAAGTGTACCCAATTCCTGCATAATTTTTTCTAAAAGGAGTTTCTCCTTGTGAGTGCACCCCACCTAAAGTATTATATGATGTTCTTTTACAAACTTGTTCACGAAGATTGCCATAATGTATTTCCCAGTTTGTAGGACCATCAGTTTCGTCTTTACCTGTTATTACTTCAGTAACGATATTTTGCATATTTAAAAAAGCGTAATGTCCCATAATTATTAATTAATTGATATATTTCCTGTTCCTGCTGTAAATGTTGTTATTTTATCAGAACCAGATGTAGCAGTTGAACTGGTTAATCCTGCACCAATTGTAAGTGTGTAAGAACTGTCATATTTTAATATTACTTTACCTGATTGACCGTTTGCAGCAGAAGTAGCTCCAGGTGGAGTACCTCCATCACCAGAGTTAGCACCTCCAACTGCGTTTGAGCCTGCAGATCCATGACTTCCTTGCCAACCTCTTTTACCACCACCACCGGCAGCATAATATACAGTAGAGCCTGTAATAGTTGCAGCTTTTGCAGCTCCTCCATTTGTCCCACTTGTAGTAGTTGCATTTACACCAGCACTACCAGCACCACCACCACCAGCACCACCTTCACCAGATCCTGCAGCAACATCACCACCATCATATCCTGATATAGCAGGAGAAGTTAAAGCACTACCCCCTGTATTTGCTTGGTCATTACCACCACCTCCACCACCGGAGCCACCATCTAAAGCGTTACCTGTTGCATCATAAGCACCAGCACCACCTCCACCTTTAGAAGTTATAGTACCAAAAACAGAATCTGAACCTGTAGTTCCTTTATCTGTACCACTTGTACCTTCTGCACCACCACCACCTACAGTTACAGTATAATTAGTTGATGGTGTTAATTGTAATGCTGTATCAGAAGATTGTCCTCCTCCTCTACCGTCTGTTGAAGATCTAAAACCTCCACCACCACCACCACCACCGTAGTATGTGTCATTTCTTCCGGCACCACCGCCACCGGCTACAACTAAAAAGTTTGCAGTTCGTGTAAGAGGAATATCTACTATATTATCTGCAGTCCAACCTTGAGTTGTATCTTGATATATTAATCTTACAGTTGCATTTTCAATAATACACTTAGCATTAGTGTCTCTACCTTGTATTTTATCACTACTAACTAATATTAATTCATTAGTATCAAATGTTCCAGCATAGTCTTGTATTACTACCTCATTCCCAACAGTAGGAGGTGTAGGTAAAGTGACAGTTACTGAACTTGAAGTTGTATTAACAAAGTATCCATCTCCAGCAGCAGCTGTAAAATTTGAAGTTTTTATAGCGGTTTGCCAATCAGTGCCAGGACTAGATTGATTACCAATTGTTATACTATCAAAAGCCATTACTTCAATACTATAACCATTTTGAGGTGCAGTACTAAATGTTAAAGTTGTACCTGCTATAGAATATGTTGATTTTTCTTGATATACACCTTGTATAAATACAAATGTATTATTTTCATTTGTAAGTGATTGTGATAATGTAAAATCAACAGCACTTCCGGTTCCTGTAAAAACATTTGAATTTATACCAGTTGATGAAGTTGAAGGTTTTAATTGTACTACTTCTACTTTAGCTCCATTACCAGGGGCTGGGGAAAAAGTTATATTACTACCATTAACTGAGTATGTGGATTTATCTTGATAAACACCGTCTATATATACTTGAGTATTGTTTTTATCACTAACAGATAAAGTAAGATTAAAAGTAGTTGTTACACCATTAGCATTAAAAGTATCGACCGCTACAACATTACCACTTAAAGTAATAAAATGAATAAGCTCAACAGATGTACCATTTCCAGGAGCAGTTGCCATTGTAACTGTACTTCCACTTGTAGTATAATTATCTTTAGATTGATAAACACCATCTATATATACCTGTACATTATTTTCATTAACAATAGCTGTACTTGTATTAAATGTTGTTGTTGAACCATTACCAGTGTATACATTTTTTTGTACACTTACTGTACCTGTGCCACCACCACCTCCTGATGCAGCAATAGTTACTTCTTGAGCATTGTTTCTAGTAAGTGTTACATTTGAACCAGCTGTTAATTGTACAGTTGAATCAGTACCAGTACCTGCATCTAATAATATATCAACATTATCGCCATCTTGGCTAGCACTTAATGTATATGTATCACCCTGTGATCCTGTACCAAATTTAACGTAACTTCCCATTAAGGAATGACTACTACATTGATAATATAATATGGGAGGTACAGAAGTTGTTGGTACTATTTGGGTATAAGCACCTGATTGTCCAGGTACACCATTAGTTGTTACACCTGTGGTATATGCTGTTGTTTTTGCAGCATCTTCATAAAATCTAAGTGGATGATTGCTATTTGAATTATCCGATTGATCGAACTTATATGTATTACCAGGTGTAAATTCTAAATAAGGACCTTCAATACCATCTACAACATAACCATCTGTACTTCCATTTCCATATTCTGGGTGAGCTGCAGTTTTAGTTGCGACTGTAACTACTAAAGTCTGGGCAGCGCTATTATATCGTATAGCTCTATGTGCCGAAAGATCTATCGGTGATTGAAACTTAATACCCATATATTATTTATTATCCTATTTTTTGTATAAGTACTCTAATATCATTTGTTGTAGGTGCTACAGAAAAACTAACTGTTACAACATTAGTTGATGTTCTTACAATATCTGCAATTACAGTATCATTTGAAGATACATCATATAATTGTACTATTACATCTAAAGAACCTAAATTATGAGTTACTGTATAACTTGTATTTGTACCATCACCAATTGATGCCGCAAATTGTTTTGTTGCTAATTGTACCCAGCCATTTGCATTTACTGAAAAATCTGCTGAATCATAACCTGAAATACCTTTTACTGTTGCACCATCAGTTGCTGCAGCTGTTGCTAAATCTATATTACTTTGTACTACAGTCCATTTTGATAAAGCACTACCACCTGAGGCGGCCATGTCTTCTTCAGCAATTAAAAAGTCACCTATTCTAACTTGTTCAGTAAAAAATGTACCATCAGCAGTAACAGTATATGTATCTCCTTGTGTTACAGCTATATTACTACCTGTATCTAAATCTGGTGAATTTGTAGAAGCATTATAACCGCCTTTATATGTTAAACCACCAACTACAGCTGCATCTACATATGCTTTAGTTGCTGCATCTTGTGCTGCTGCTGGGTCTGTAACATTAATTAATTTATTACTACCAAGATCAACATCAGCAGTAGCTGTAGCTAATGAACTTATAGGAGTTCCAATTACAAAATCATATATTTGATCGCCTGTAGCTAAAGCAGTACCACTATTTACAACTGAACCTGTAACAATAGCTAAACTTGGTATTGGCCCTGTATCATTAGTTATTAATAATTGGTTTGCTGTACTTGTAGTTATTGACTCTATATCACCTGAAAATGATTTAAAAGAAGTACCATTATAATAATATACTAAATTGTCCGATGAATTATAATATATTTGACCTGAAACAGGATTTGAAGGCGCAGTACCAAGTACTTGTATAACAGCATTTTGTAGCTGATTCTTGTTTAAATCAAGATTGTTTAAATATTTTATTGCCATTTTTTATTAGTTTAAGTATGCTTTTCCACTTGTTGCCGATGTAAACACAACGGTTATTACATTTTCATTTGTATAAGTTACTGCACCATTTATTATACTACCAGCTGAATCAACAGTAGAAACACTAGGAAATCTTCCTAAATTATGTGTTATTGTCCATGTTGAAGCTGCAGCGCTTTGAGTAAAAGTATATTCATATCCTTCAACTCCAAACGGTGCTATTGATATAATACCATTGTCAACATCACTGGAAGCTCCTTTTAAAGTAAGTGTTAATAAGTATGCACCTCCGCTGCTTAAAGATGTTGATGATGTTACCTGATATAAGCCATAACCTAAACTAGCTGAGGTTGCTATATCTGTAATTTTTATTATTTGATTAACTAACAGAGGAATCATTGGTGTAACATCTTCACCGTTCCTATTGTATCTACTTATCGCTATACCTGTTATATTAGCCCATCCATAAATAGTTGGTGCAGAAGGATCAACTTGGTATCTATATTGTCCAGAAGATATAGTTTCATTACTATATTTTCCTGCAAAATTATATTGAAATAAAGTATTACCAGTTTGTTCAAAGTATTGAGCAAGATCTTCTATCTGAAAGTTCTTGGTTACATTGTCACCAGCAACGTCTGTTCCAACAAGTTTATCTCCACCTGTTATTGATGTATCTTTTGGATATAGTTTTATTCTTGCCATTTATTTTAAGGAGTTTGTCCTCCAAGTCTAGTTACTTGTGCTGGAGAGTTAGTAGCATTATTACAACCACTTGAATTAACATATATAGAAAATGTTACTTGTGATAATTGAGAAGAAGTTTGTGTCCAAGTAGCTGTTCCACTTCCTGAAGTACCTGAAGGTGTTGTACCACCAAATGTACCACTACCAAAAGCACTTAAAGAAGCATTTGTTACATACGTTCCTCCAAAACTCCAAGTTATATTCCAAGAAGCACCTTGTACCCAATATACTGTACTTCCTATAGTTGTTTTAGATGAAGCTAATGGGGTTGTTAATGAACAATCTATACTTAAAGGGCTAGCTGTATAATTACTAGTTACAAGCCCTGGATCTTGAGGTAAAGTTAAAGCTCCATTTACACCACCCGCAAACACAGTGCTTCCTTCCGGGGTTACTGTAAATGTTACATTTCTTTGAGGATCATCACAATTGTTATTACTCGGAATACTACCAATTCCAGGATTAGCTGCACTATCAAATCCAAATCCTTGAGGTGATGTTACTAATGTATATATACCTGAAGAAAATGAACCGTTTGCCCAGCTACCATTACTAGTACCAACAATTGAAAACTGAGATCCTATTTCTCCAGTTACATTAATTCTAGGCAAGTATCCCCCACTAACTCCTTGACCAGATGACCCAGAATTTGGGAAAGCACCAGTAGAACTAGTATTAAAATTTGCTGAATGTGCACTAACCATTTGTAATGCCGTTATTTCTGTACTATTTGGAAATATTTGATTATGACCAACATATGCTTTAGATACTGTTGACTCGCCTACTTTTAAAGCGGAAAGTGCTTCTGAACCTACATTTGTTGGCATATTAAGCTGTTATTATATAAAATGTTTTAGGGTCATACAAATCAATTTGATAACCAGTACTAGATGCAGAAGTATAAGCAGGTGTAAAACCAACTACAACACTTGTTGCATCAGGTATACTACTAACTGTTCCTTGTGTTCTTGTAGTATTTCCCGGTGCTGTACCTGTAACATATACAATATCTCCAACTGTAAAAGCTGAAGAACTTGTAACTGTAAAATCTACACTAGATACAGCTGCAGGATTACTAGCAGTAGTTGCTGCTGTTTGTTTTAATGCATCATATTGTGCTTGTGTACCTTTCCAAAAATTTAGAAGTTTGTTCTTCATGTTGCCTGTTGCGGCATCTAGATATGGTTGGCCCCCAATTATATTTGTTATATTTGCCATTATGTTTTTATTTTAAAAAGTAAATTTCTGTCCATAGAATATAGCACTTCCAGGATTTGTCCAAGAATCCACGGCTCTAGAATATCTTATTTGAAGTGTACTATTAAATTTTAACCAAGGTAATCCAAGTCCAAAATGTGTTTTTACAGGAAGTTGAACATATCTAAAATTAGTATCTGCACTTGAATTCAAACCACCGGTAGCATCTGCTTTAGTAACATGTATTAAATTATTATTACTATTATTAAAAGTTACTGTATTTCCTCCTGTAGTTCCAACCCATCCTAAATCAGGCAGGGTTTGATAAGTAGGACTATATGTAGTATAAGCATAAGCATAAGCTGAGCTACCTCCTGCATATTCTCTTTTGCCACCAAGTGCTATTAAATTATATCCACCAAAACCGCACCACATAGTACCATATGCAGTATAAGAACTATTAGCATAAGCTCCTTTTCTTGGTACTACAAAAGTAGTTGTTGTACCATCTATAATAACATCCACACTAAGAGCTTGTGTTCCTGAATTATTACTATTTCCAGTTACAGCTTGATTTGAAGATATAATTAAACTTGTTAATGCTCCGCCATTAGCATTGCTTATGTTTAATACATCTTGATTTGTTACCGCAGCATTTGTAGCTGGAGTTGTATGCGTAAAATAATTTGAAGAAGTATTATCAATTATATTTCCTGATACAGATGTAAGTGCCGCTTGATTACTTAAAGATGCAGCTACTGAACCATATGTAAAAGCCACTACAGGCATTTGTGATATGTCTGGATAAGGTAAAGGTGTTATAGTACCATTGTTATCTTGCTGGCCTCCTCCTCCAATTCCCGCTAAATTGTTTGTTCCTAAATATATTGCCATAATTATTCTGTTGCTAAGTAAAGAGTATTTGCATCTTTTGGATTTACAGCATCATATTGAACTTTAGTTCCTGCCCATACTTTAATATTATTAGCAGAATTTTGATCATCAACATTTGTTGCTGTTGTAGCTGTAGTTGAATTTACAGCATCTGTAGAATTGTTTATAGGGTTACTAGCTGTAGCACCCGGATAAAAAGTTTTTATATCTGGCATGGCCTTAAGTTATTACCCATCCAAAAGTATTGTTTACGTACAAACATCTTATTGGTTGATTGTTAGTTATTGTTATTGTTTGATTTGTTCCTTCTATTAATGTACTTGCAACAGTAACTGTAGCAGTACCTAATTTTTTAAGTACTATTTCATCACCAGCTGATAAATTAGAAGAAGGAAACGTTATAGTATAATTTACACTACCTTGTAATATATTAACAGAACTTTTTGTTAATGTAGCGGTTGTATTTATTATATTAGCTGTTGCGGCATTAGTTATTCCTAAAAGGCCAGCAGTTGGCATATCTATTGTTAGTCCCATTAGCTTATTCCATTTACGATCCAACCATTACTTGCATCTGAATAAAACAGCTCAAATGAAGCTGTTGATTCATCAAGCACAAGTGATGTAGATCTCATTATTTTTTCTGACCCATTTGGGTTTATTGTCCACGTAAAAGATGAAGGTGTATATACTCCACTTGAATTTAGTGAAGACATATTTGTAAATCTAATACTACTACAAGCAGCACCCACTGGTAAAGTTACTGTTTTATCAGCAGATATATTATCTAAAATATAATGATACCAGTCCACAGCTACAAAACTATTTGTATATGCACCTCCATAATAATAACCTTGTTTTAATACAACTTGTCCATTGGCAGGTGCTGTAATTTGAAGATTTTCAAAAGTTATAGAAGTTACTGGAACATCTACATTACCACCGTAATCATATGTTGCACCATTAGCTGAAGCTAATATATTCAAAGAATTATGAGATACTGCTTTAGTTGCGGTATCATAAAATAAATAATTAGATTTAGAAGCTTGTGGTATAGTATTTAATTTTACAGTTTCTGAATCTATATTAAATGTACTTGTAGATACATTTAAAGTACCATATCCTTGTCTACCAAATGTTGCAATATATGTACCTGTATCATATGAAACCACCAAATATATATTTACAGATTGATCAAGTATTTGACCACCTGCAGAAGGAAAAGGAGTTGTATATGTACTTTCAACAAAATATAATTTTTGACCCGCTGGTATATTACTAAACAATGAATCAAAATCTGTCCTATTACCAGACGCGACGGTTATTGAAGTTATATTAGCACCGATAGATTCCCCTGTAGTTAAACTAGCAGGTGAAGATGCTGTTTGAAATAAAGCTCCTGCAGCATTTTGAATACCGTAAAAGAAACGGCCTGTAGTTATTGTGCCTGTTGGTCCAGCTAAAGTTTCGCTAAGTCCAGGCAAAGCTTCCGCTACACCTGAGCTAAGTGCTGGTAGTTGAAACCAATTATTATCTACTTTAAGTGAAGTTAAATATCCTTGATTTGTTAATCCTCCTTGTGTTGCATTACCAGATACTTGCTGTTGTGATAAAGCATTACCACTTGAATCTTGTAATTGTACACCTGAGTTTGAAAGAACACCTCTAGTTCCATCTGTGTTGATAGCAGTAAAGGTATTTTGACCCATAATAGTTCTACCATCTGTAGATGTAGCATTTGTATCTTTTACAATGTCTTGAGTAAATCTAGTTGAATTTGTAACTAAATTTTTACCAGTACCAGTACCAGATACCGTAAGATCATTACCATCGGTACTCATTAAAACATTGTTTGTACTACCTCCAAATTTTATCCTGCTTTCAGAGGTTGGTAATTGTATATCACCATATACAGTTAAATTTCTAGGGTCTGTTAAAGGTGATTGTGTACCTATTGTTACATCACCATCAGGCACTTCTAAATTTCTAGTAATCTTTAAAGTACCAATAGCTTGTGTTTCAATTTGTGTAGAACCTGTAAGAAATGTAAATTCTGTAAAAGCTACTTGCCCACCTGTATATGTTTGTCCTGAACCCAGTGTTACATTAAAACACCAATCTGTATATTTGTTACCACCAACTGTTACATATTGTGATGAGTTAGGCTCTGGACTTGCATTTGAAAAATCCGGTGCATTAAATGATGTAATTGTACCTGAATGTGGATTACCACCAACTGTACCAGACCATGTTGCTGAATTAGTTGCAAAATCTGCTAAATCATAATCAACAGCAAATTGCCCGTTGTTATAATCTCTTATTATTAAAAATACTTGACCTGATCCTAATGTATTAAGAAATACATCACACCCTGTATTAACGGTAGCACTTTTTAATACCACATTATTTAATGTAGATCCAGCTAAAGTTCTAACTAAAGCTCTTTCATATGCGGTACCTTCTCTATTTACAGATAGAAAAAATCCTAATGGTATTTCATCTGTAATATTACCAGGCTGATTACCATTAATATATGCTTTTAAACTATCTATTGTATAATTCCTAGTTGCTAATGCTGAGGTGGATGCAGAGTCAGTACCTAATAGTTTATCATCTCCTTCTATTGTAGAGTCTATAGTATATGTACTGATTTTTGCCATCTTATTTTTTTAATTTAGTCCCACCTGCACTCATTTTTACTTTACAAGTAATAGGTAAGGATTGATTAGGATTTTTTACGTTTGCTTGTTGTATTGTTACACCGGGTAAAGTTTCTACCATATGTAATCTTGTTCCAGTATTTTTTGCCATTTTATTTTTTTTTATTGATCTGTTATTAATGCTTCTACTACTGCATTTACTGTACCTGAAGTAACTCCAGCTTTTACTTCTTGTGATTGTAATCCGTTATTCCATAATATAATGTCATAACCGTCTAAGTTAGCAGTAGCTCTACAGTTATCTGGAAATACTTTAGTATCGTATGATAAGTTCGCTGCATTGGAATCATAGTAATCAAATGTTATTGTTGTTACTTTACCGCTTCCTGTATAAGTACTTGTAAAACTAATTACTCTATTACCTGTACCACCAATTGTAAAGTCTACCCCTTCAACGAAATTTGCACCATTAGCTACTATACTTACCGTTCCTGGTAATAAAGTTGTATTTTCTTC